GGCCATCTTATCGATTCCATCTATGAATGAGCAATCTTTAAGGATTAACTCGACTCACATTTTCACCATCTCATAGAACATGAAATATCCTCAGTCCTTCTCTGAAAAAGAGTCGGTCTGGAACATATCCACGTTCTTAAATGAGACAGGGAATGATGGAAGTAGATCCGAAAGGATATCATCTGTCAAACTTTTCTTTACGTTTTCTGAGGATTTTAAAAGAGTTTTTACTCTAGTAATCTCCCTGAAAAGCGCTATTTTCTGTCAAGGCGTATCTATCTTGAAGATAGCTAATCTCTTAGCATCTTTCAATTCAGGTACCTCCTTGCCCCTTACTAAAAGGTTATAAGTTTTTCAATATAAGGAATCGGAAGATCCTTAAGAGAATTACTTAGTCTCCTATTTCAGTTCGGAGTTGGCAGAATCAGTGTCTTTAATAGCACTTCATACGACAGTTTCTTTTCTTTTAGAAGCATAGTTGTAAAGGCAAGTAAGGATAGACCATAGTTTCCCAGGTCACCCAAACGTCTTCACACTATAGACTTCACAAAAGGAATTGGATGCTTATTAGTCCTACGATACAATAGATGGTAGAGTATATTTACTCGACCCATCATCGTATTTTGGGAGATGAACATCTTCCAAGAAACTGCACTTAAATGCTGCCCTTTTGATGAGAATACTTTAGCAAATTCAAAAGAGTCGTTATTACTAACAACACTTTTGGATTTGTTAATCGTAACTCCATACCCTGCCATAAGGTTAAGGTATGAAGTTGCTACATCTTCATCAAATAGAATGATATCATCACCCAAAAGTTCATAATTGCTATATCAATTTCTTGGTCCAAGAGTCGCTGACTCTATAGGCCTTGAAAGCTGATAAGCAACCTGTACTATGAAGTGATGAGTCACTGCAAGCATTGCTCAACTAGATAGTGCTCCCATCGGTTGTCCGACTTTATAACTTAAAGGTGCTTCACCCTTAAGGATATATTGTCTTCCCACTAACAGTTCCTTTCAAGCTACAGCAGTCTCTTTTCCTATCAGAGATGATAGTATAGAAACTTGTAGCTCAATTGGCAATCTATCTGTTGCCGCTGACAGATCATAACCAAATGATTTCTTCGCAATCGCGACCTTTTCCATACATCTCTGTACAGAAAGGTTTTGATCAAAAGTACCATCATTCGGTAATGATTTTAGGAATTTAAAGAGCATCTCATGGAGAGGTTTTAGCGCAGATTGCGTTCAAACATCTACCATGGCGAAAACTCTTATTTTCCCTGCAGCTTCTTCCTTCGTCGACAGCTGTCCCAGCGTCGGATAATCTAAAATTTTAGTATCAGACTCTCCTATTGGAGGGAACAACCACTGTTTGGACTCCGCAAGAAAACTGAAATTAAGTTTCAGCCTATCTTGTTTACATCCATCCAGAAATTTCAATAAAGGCTTATCTAAGTTGCACCGCATTATATGCGAAACATCAGAGAGTCAACCCCGTCATGAAACCTTGTTAGAAGGTGAAGCCGTTTCCAACGGCAGTAAACCATATTCTTTTGATAGAAGTTCTTTGTCAAAACGGAAAGATTGGCTCAGAGCAAATGCTCCTAGCTTCTCAGACCCTCATGATAAGAAATTCATCTCTCCAGAAAATGGATCCGTTATTGTGCTCAGTTTTAATTTTCCAGGTATCCTTATTACTCTATAGAGTGAAAACAAGGAAGACCAGAATCTTATTGTAAAAGCATCCCCACTCATGATAGCTCTTCGATCTCCTAAAGGAATAATCCTTGGGAGT